CTTGTTGTACTTGCTCATCTGTGTAAGGTAACTCATATTTGCTAAAAGCATATAAGAGTTGCCTGATTGACTCGACGCAAGTTGCGTCAGGGTACCGAAGGACAGTTCCATCTGGCTGGAGTACGCGATTGAAAAGTTCACCTAGAAATCTAGGAAACTTACAACCAGGATAGGGTTCAAATCCTAAACTGATTGAGTTCAATGGTGTATGTCCTGAAAGAGCCTTGTCAAAGGCCTTTCCCAGATGAAGCAGGGTTTTCGTGAGAAAACCCGTTCCTTCGTGACTGCATCTAGACTTAACCTTCTTCAAGGTTTTGCTTAGTGCAGTGATGTTGAACACCGATCCATGACGTATTTGAACGTCGCGGAGAAGTGCGGCGATAATGTGAACAACATTGTCTAACCTGTTATGTGGTTCCATAAGGAATTCACTGTTAGCAGGCATACCGTACCAATCCACGATCCATGTTTCAACTACGAATGAAAGGACCAAATATGAATAATCCATCCATATCTGTCGGATTCAGCAAGCATAAGCAGCAAGATCTGGACCTCTATACTCTTACGAGTATGAGTGGGCCAGACGAGCCACTTACGCAAGATGAATTCGATACCATGAGAGCGGAGGTGTGCAACGGTGCTGAAGAAGGCGACATCTTTCGATTTTACACGGTCGTCGATGACGACGGTGGTATTTTCGTAAAGAGAATCACCAAACTCAGCCCATTGCGCCACCCCCGCATTGCTTGACACTTAACTGTCTGCATCACTATCTTTTAAGATAAGATCAGATACAGTGTGTCCCCTTACGGGTCATACCGGCTCCTCACAGGCACTTGTTCAGTTTATTGCACATCTCGCTTTACAATGAGCGACGAGTCTTTACACTGACCATTGGTCCGATGAGGTGGCTAGGTGTTTCAAGCTACTCAGGCAGTTACATACATCCAGGTCATAATAACCTGTAATGTAAGTAGGACGTGCACTCTTCTACAACGAGCTTTACAGCTCGCCGTAGCGGAGTGCAGCGGCACCGTAACCTGTACCGTCAAGCCGAACAGTTGTCTCTGCAGCACCTTGTGTTGCAAGCATCTGAATCAGATTGGCGATACAATCAGTTGCCTCATTAGACGTAGTGATGTTCCCAACAGGAGCATCCAATACGACGTAGGCACTGGTCGTGACGGTCTTTGTGTTGTCGACATGACCCAAATGGGTCAGGTCGACACGCAACACAGAACGTCGACGACGGGTTAAGCCACTACCGGTTTCAGCGTGTCGAACGCTGATACGGTGGGGGCGTGCAGGAATCTCTCCGCTTTTGGCGAAGAGAGTTTCCCGGCCGGGGCCTGTGCTGATGCGGATGAACTCTTGTTCAACGCCAGCACGATCCTTCACTTCATTACTTGTTAGATTGGCAGGAAATGCCATAGTTGTTATCTATCTGTTATGCCGTTTATACGGCTTGACCGGTATTAACTACCGTGCGCTGCGCTTACGGCCGCTTATTGCGGTCACGAGAGCAGCTCCGAGGACAAGCTCACCAGAGCTTAGTCCGGATGCCAATACTTGGCTAGAACTCACTGGGTAATCCGTGAAGCGGCCGTAAGCCTCTTCGTGGACCAGTGGGAGCGAAACCAATGATCGGTCAGCGTGAGAAACAGGTTGATCAATATTGGTGGAAACACCAATCTTGACCTCAATGCTTCTCTTACGTTTGATCGACCACAGGTATTGATGTATGTTTATCTGAGGTTCCATGTTATCAACCTTGAACGTTTCGAGAGCGTCCCCAACTTTGAGGACCCAATCGACGACGAACGAGAACGGTATGGCATTCCAAATGATCGCAGGGTTAAGGTTAACCCCAAGAGCATCTAGAAGGCCAAGCGTGGCAGCATGCTGCCGTTGATAATCAGTATAATTGTAATTATACTGAACCTGAGCATGGAACGTGGATTGTTCATACCGTATACGCCGTTGAGCTCGATACGTGGTACATCCATTAAGCCCAATAAAGGGTTGGATGAAGCCTGTTTCGATATCTTCGAACGTGTCCGGAGGGAACTCGTTAAACCGCACAGTAAAGTGCCGCGTTTGACGTCCACCTGTCCTACTTACTGCATCGTTTATACGACGTTTGTAAGTAGATATAGCAGCATGGATTGCTGCTACATCAGATATGAGAGGCGCAACGGCAAACTTCCATAAAAGGAAGCTTGACGATGCTTTCGTAAGCAAGTTAAGTGGAAGGGATTTATCACCCCTAGACTTAACATGTTGAGAAATAAAGGAGATTAATCCCTTTACATTCCCAATCCGTTTACGAATACTTAGTAAGAACGCAAAGTCCTTCAACTCGTAAATCGAGTTGAGGGCTGAGAGTTCACTCTTGATACTTGGCAACATGCTCGCGAGAGCACGTTGTTGCAAGGTCTCGAGTTCTGCAGGGGGGGCTATAAACCCACCTTTGTCAGAAGGTACTAAGAACAGAGGAGCTCCAGAATTGAGCTTCCCTGCCTCTCCGAATGGCTCATTCGGTCCACCGAGTGGCGAGTGCCACCAGTAACCGCAGTACGCTGTAGGCAACTTACTCTTATTTATATAATGGTTCACGGGAGGTTGCCCGTGAGACTTATCATAGTATTTAAGAGAAGTTGAGGAATCGGCGCCACTCCAGATTTTATAGTTCTGGAAGGGTTTCCATATCCATCTCCTAGACGAGTTGTCTAGAAGACCCTTATCACGATCCTTCCACACCTTTTGGGTCCTCCGATGAATCGGAAAGACTAACCAATCGATGACGAAGGGGGGATAAAGCGGTGTAGTCCCGTTTTCTCTTTCCATAGAGACTTCGGTACTATAGGCTTCAGAGTACTGTTCAGTGAGCAATTCAGTCATACAATGGATTGTTGTGTTTCAACATTGAGGTGCGGCTCCACAAGGAGCC